TTCTTCGCCTTTGGCAAGCTGATATGCCTGCGCTACGGTGTCAAACTCAGGCGTTCCACGCTTTGCAGAGTTTTGAACTATCCAGGCTGCGTATTCATCTGCGGTGGCCATTATTTGCCTCCACGCAAGATCGCATCTGCTTGAGCGCGAATGTTTCCAGGGGCCGCTGGTGCAGCTGCTGGTGCAGCAGTAGTTGGTATCCGACCAATGGATTCTTGTCGACGCTGTTCTGCTATTTGCTCTGGTGAACGATATTTTTGAGACACATCACCAACGATTCTTTGAGCAAAATCGTTAAATGTTTCTCCGGGCTTGGTTGCATAGTCACCAGCAACAAAAGTGTTTTTGGCACGAGTTAAGAGGCCGTTGTTTTGAGATAGCCAGTCAGTTTTGGCATCGTTAATGGATGAATCAATGTCTTGCAATTTGGCCATGCCACGCAAAAACGATCCAAGTGTTGCCGAATTTGCAGTTTCAGGCGGAATGCCTTTTAGTGCCAGCTCAATATCTTTGTCCGTTGCGACGCCTGGCGGCAGGGATTTGATCGCTACTGTGTTTCGAACGCGAGTGTATTCATTCCTGATTTGCGTCCATTCGTCTTGCCGGCCGCTGGCTTTTGCAAACCACTCTGTGGCAGATGTCAATGCTCCTTTGCCGCCTTCTGCTGACTCAATCCGCTTTGCTAAATCGTTGAACTGGACAGCGGACTGTTTTGATGTAGATGCCAAAGTAGCCGACTCGTTAATCAGCTTCCTAGCCTCTGGCGGTATTTCAGTCAGTCGAGTTTGAATGCTTGACATCTTGTCGGCAACATCAGCTGCCGTCTTTTGTGTATCAAGATTAAGCCGCGCAGAGCGATCACTGACCTGACTTTGCAGGTTTTTAACGTCCCAATTTGTTTTGTTAAGTCCAGCTTGTGCAATACGTTCAGCAAAATTAGCAGTAACTAGGGCTGCATTTGCCTTTGCCTTTGCTTCAATAAGTTCGCTTGGTGCTTTTGCTACAGCTCTGGATTCACCGCCAACACTTGCAGCGGTCAATGCGCTTTCTCTTTCTGCTTGTCTAAGCCTTAAATTTTGTTCAGCCACCAGTCGAGCAGGAGTGTCTTTTGCCTCTTCTACTTTCCTTTCCGCATCAGCCACAGCCGCATCCGCCTTGGCAACAGCATCCCTTAGTACGCTTGGCGCTAGTGCTGCTGCCCTTGCCTCTCCACCCTCGCTTGCAGCAGTCTGGGCACGTTGCAGTGTGGCCTGTGCAACACGAAGGTCTTGCTCTGCCGCTAAACGTGAAGGAGTATCTTCTGCTTCGGCAAGTTTTTTCTTAGCATCGGCCTCGGATGCGGCTGCATTAGCCACTGCTGTTCTAAGTGCGCTTGGTTCCAGTGCTTGTTCTCTGCGTGATTTCCGCACATTGGCAATGCTTTCATACCAGTCTTTTCCAAAGGTAGCGCCACCCATCAGTTCGACGCTTTTGATGGCTTGATCTGGTGAAACTTCAGCCAGCTTGAGCGTGTCTTGCCATGCCTTTTTTTGCATGGGGTCTGTCTCTGCTTCTGCATATTGCCGTAACAGTTGCTTGGCAGACTCTGGGTTTGACTCCAATGCTGAAAGCACTTGACCAGTAAATCGTTTTGACGTTGCCAGCTTTTCATCGGTCATGGTTTTGCCAACAGCTTGCAGCGCATCAAATTGCTGCTTGTTAGCGCCCATGAACAGGCGTTCCAGATTTTCGTACTTTCGTTCTGCTGGTGGCGTTGTAAAAAATGTGCTTATGTCAGTCTGGTATCTTTGTTGCTCGGCTTGTGCCAATGCTTGCTGAACACGTTTCTGCTCGTCTGCTTCGCGCTGCGCGTAGATGTTGGCAATGCCAGTGCCAAGCTGTAAACCCTGCACGGCCTGTGCAAACGGGTCTTGGACGTTTTGAAGGTAATTGATTGGTTGAACCATGATTAAAACCCTGCCCGTTGACCGCCATAAGCGCTGCCCTGGCCGATGCTGTACCCGTTGTCACTAACGGCCGGCGCAAACGTTGGAAGACCTCTGGCAATAGTGCCAAACATACCAGGGAAATTAAACGCTTGGCTTTGCCCCATGATGCCACCAGCCGTAGCTGCACCTTGCTGACCCAAAAGATTAGCAATGTTTGCGCCGGTTTGCGATCCAGCCGTGCCAACACCAGCTGCTGATGCCTGGCCAATCCTCGCAAGTTCGCCAGTTGCACTCAGGCCACTTGATGCCAGGTTTTGCGCTACCGTGCCGCCTGTTGCCGCCAAACCACCAAGCCTGCCATATTGCTGGTTGATCAATTCGTTTAGCAATTGTGGGCGAAACTGAGCCAATGCGCCTTGAAGATTGCCGCCGCGCAAGCCACCTGTGGCAGATGCCCCTGACAACAATGCTCCCTCGCCTTGCTCGGTAAGGGCTTTGAATTGCTCGCCGCCACTAATGCCTGCAATGGCTTGTCGCTGTGCTTCTGGCCCTCTGAGGCCGATCAACGCCTGCTGCTGCTCAAGTGCTGGTGCGCCAGCCTGTGCGTATTGTTGGAGTGTTGGCAATGCACCAGCGCCAGCTTGTTGGTATGGTGCGTAAGCCCCGAGCGCTCCGCCGCCAGCCTGGACGTAAGGCGCAAGTAATTGTTGTACAGCTTCATTCTGCCTACGTTGCTCATCAATGCCAGCCTGGGCTGCGCCTGCTTGCGTATCTGCTGCGCTCCTGGTGGCGCTTGACGTCATTTGACTGCCAATTAGACCGCCTCCCACCGTTAGGGCTGTTATCGGATCAGGCATGATCAAACTCCTTCATGTAATCTTCAAGTTTTTCACCGTACAACGCCATAATTTCATGCGCGATCTTGGTCGCTTCTTGTGTGCCGTAACACAGTGCAACCGCCATTAGAACTACATCGTAGTAACCAGCACGCCAAACAAATGATCTGGCATCTGCTTTGCCAGTGCGCTCGGCATGATCTGATGCCTGCCATTTCAAAATCGCGGTGGCAACAACTGGCGCTAAATTGTGAGAATTGGCAATCCAGAATGAATTCTGATTCATGCCAACCAGAGTATTCCAAATCACCGAATTGAGATCTTCGCGCTTTACCGTATCGCCGTCTGCCACATCGTCAAAGACTTGGATGGCCTCATATAGCATGAGTAGCCAATCAACGGCTGGCGCTGGAAGAATCCTTTGCAGGTTCGCTTTGAGCCAATCTGTCATGCACAACTCCTGTTAAGGGCAGGCCGCTGGATGCCATAACTCAGCAGCAGAATTTTCGCACATATTCAATCCATCTCGGATTCGCGTTCTTCCCAAGCCTGGCAGGCTCGCAGGTCATGGCAGACGAAATCAAACTTTTCACAGTAACCTCGAAACCCTGCACCGGTGTCCCAATCGTTGCGGGGAATGCGCTCCATCTTGGCCTGGGTCATGGTGCTGTTATCAAAATAATCGCAATTGCTGCACCGCCTACGACGCGCTTCCTTCTCGTCAACCTGCATAGCCTTACCAAGTGCCACCCAGTAGGTTTTATTCGCTCCTGGCTCGTTTGAAGGCTTCTCAGGGCCAAGCATCCAATCGTCAATCACTACCTGAGTGTTTTTCTTGTTCTCAGATGCCGTGATGAACTCATCTTCCATTGGCAGGCCGGCGAAGCCTTTGGGAATCATCATAAATTGTTTCATGGTGTGTCCTAAGTGATTTCGCGGCCTGATGCGCGGATGGTCAATGATGTGGCTGCGCCGGCAATCGTGCTGATGAATCCGCTTTGTTCAAGCGCCTGTCCAACCAACTCGGGGAAGGTGTAGGTCTCATCCGGTGCAATGCTGCGAGCATCCACGATCAGATTTGATGTAGCTGCGCTGCCTGCTGCGGTCACCAGGTTGACGCTGATCGTGACATTGCCGGCCGATGTGTTGGTGGCTGTGAACTTGTCAATCAGAGCCTTGCAGTTGGTGGCTGTGTACTGCGTAGTTTGTGCGTTCTCTGCCTGTTTTGCAGGAATCAGCACCTTAATTGATACGCTCATTGGATACCTCCGATATTGTTGACTGTGAGAATAATGGACGGAATGCCTGGATGCGGTGCTGCCGCTGGAAAGGCAGTAATTTCGACGGTGAGATCATCAACGGAAAACATCAGTTCAACATAGTCATTTGCTTTGAGATCAAAGAAATAATTTAGCGATGAAAAAACTTCGGCATTGTTGCCCTGAACTCTGATTCTGCTAGTGCTGTCTGTCACATCCACACCATTTAAACGAAACCAAAAGTCGAATATTCCTGTGCCACCAGCAGTTTTATCAAGCTGAAATGATGTGTCGAAGTTGTAAACGCCTTCTGTGTCTACCATTACCCTTGATGTAGTCGACAAAAACACACCTTGGCTTAGATCAGTCGTGTTAAACGTGATGGCTTTGGCCGTGTTGATAACCGTGGCTACCTGCGTTGTGGTGTCGTAAAACGATCCGTACCGGCTGCGCTTAAACTCTCGCGGGGCTGGGGTCATCTGCAACCCTTCAACCGCGGCTGTCAGTTGAGCGATTAGGGCCATTGCCTGATTGACTTTGTTCTCGGCTGACGCGATGCTGATTGAAGTTTCTTGCGCCAAGGTTGCAATCTGATCTAGTGCCAGGGTGGTTTTGCCATCAATGATTGCTGCGCTGACTGCTGCATCTTGACCGAGTGCGCTAATCTGCGCTAGTGCGTTGTTTGCATTTGCAGCTGCCGTGTCTGCCTGATACTCAAAATCAGTCCCGACGATGACTTGCAAGGTGTCAACCGTGGAAAACAGCAATTCAAACTGTCTGATCTGCTGCTGGTCGGTCAGAAACGCCGCAAGCTGATCGCGGGTGAGATTAAGCCGGCGAGAGATAGGCGCGGTTGCCATCAGTAGGCCAATGCTTCAATCTGCGCTTCCAGGCGCATGAATGACAGGTGCGCGTCACTGTCGCCACGAAATCGCTGAATGCGCCAGTTCCTCATATGACCCTGCTGGAACCATGCCAGGCGTTTGTTTGAGCCTATCGTGCCGACGCTGATGCTTCGGTCTTGGCTGTAGGCCTTGCCGTCCACGCTGTAGCTGGTGCTGATCTGCGGATTCTTTCCGATCGCCACGCTGCCGGTGAGACTGACCAGTTCCAACTCGTTGAACAATGCCCCATTGCTTTCGTTGTAAACGATAAGCGTGCCAAACTCCCAGCGAACTTGCTGACCCCAATGATGGCCGGTGTCTTGCACAAAATAGCCGATCGTACTGGACTGTGGATCTCCAATCATCCATTTGTCGTAGACCCAAACCATGTTTCTGGCACGGTATTGAGCAAAGCCTGACAAGGTGGTGGTGAGCGTAAACCAGACTTGATCTTCTAGTGCCTGCGATGCCGCTGCGTCATAAACGATAGTGCGGTCTGGCAGATGAACGTACAGGTGCTGATGCGCCTTGTCGTTGCGTGCTTCCAGCTTGACCAGGGCCAGCTGCGATTCGCTGTAGTTGAGCAACAGGTTGTCAATCTCTTGCGTGCTGATTTTCTGTGTGGTGGCTGCTGCGCCGATGTAGATGCCTGGTGCTTCGTTTCGGCCACTGCCTAAGAATGCAATGCGCTCAATGTAGACGCAACAGGCTTGTGTGCCAACAACGCCCTTTTGTAATTGTGCGCCATCAATCCGAGCGAATGGGAATAACTCGCCGCCCACGTTGTCGAACACTTCCACAGTGTTTCTGTTGAGCGCATAAATCTCGTTTCGCAGCTTGAGCAGGGCCACTACCGGATCAGGGTCTACCTCTGAACTTCCGTACTTCAACGGGTTTACATCAAGCGGGTTAGTCAACTCTGTGACAACCAAGAATTCTCCATCGGTGGTCATGAAGTAGCCATCCACCCAAACCACATCAAGCACTACGCCAAGGTCGGGGTCTGTCACTTGCGTGAGTGTTGTGCCACTCCAGTAATACAGCCGCCCACCGGATGCAATCGCCAGCAAGTCAAAACTGTAATCAAAGGTCACCAGTTCTGTTGTCGGCCCACCAACATCACCCAATTCCGTCACTGTGCCTGCGCTGTCGATCTCCACCAGCTTCGTGCCCATGACCCGATACAAATTACCTTGCCAATTGATGCCGCCGCGGTCAATGCCTGGGCCTGTGCCGTTGGCCACAAGACCGTCACCGGGGCGAAGAAACCCGGCGCTGATGCCTGATTGCTTTGGCACTGGCACAAAGTTGACGGGATAGCTTGTCCGCAGCTCTGGTGTGCTGTCAGCGTAGATCCCCGACAAAATAGGAATTTGCATGGTTTACCACTTAACCTTGTTGGCCCAATATGCTGCGCTCATCTTGCCCTTGGCGATGTTCTCAGCGTGCCTGGCCTTGAATGCTTCGTTTCGTTTAGAACCGTCTGGAGATCCGGAAACGCCTTGCTGACCAAAGCGAATAGTTTTCACTTCGTCACCAGACTTGGCCACCACGACGTGTGACTTTGTAGGGTGCGAAGGCGTGCGCTTGGGCTTGTTGTAGCCCTCGACGCCTGCGCGTGCCAGTCTGGTGTCTTTGGTGGCCATGGTCAGAAGCTGATGTGCAGCTTGTAGGCTTCCAGACGCATCAGGTTGTTGGCCGTTGCTGGCTTGACCGTGATGGCGAAAGTCTGGTCTACGGTGGTGTCCACGGTCAAGAACACGTTTGCACCTGTGGACAGACCATGGCCGACTGCTGTGGCTGAGTTTGTGACCACTTGCGACCCGCCACGGTTGCACATGAGCTTTTGCACGCAGGCGCTTGCGTTGTTGGCTGCTGCTGCTGCCAGTAGAACGCCGCCGCCGTAGGTCATGCCCAATGTCTTGACGGTGGCGTTGTTGGTCAGGCTGAACAAAGCGTCAATTTCCATACCTCCACCAGTGCCCATGGCCCAGCCTGGCACTGTCACTGTTGCGACTGTAACCTCGGTGTTGGCCACGGCAACGACTGCTGTGCCGTACCAAACAAGGGCTGTCTGAGTGCCGGACTGTGTTCCGCTGGTTGTAACTGGTGCTCCGCCTGCCGAGGTTGAGACGGTGAAGGTGTTGGCTGAAAGCACTGTTTTGACGTAGTAGGTGGTATTGATGGCCAAGCCAGTTGGCAATGCGCCTGTGGTGGTGAAGCGGATCGTGTCATTGACTGACAAGCCGTGGCCAGTCCATGTGACCACGCCAGGGGCTGCGATGCTGATGGTGACGGTGGATGCGACGTAGGGCAAATCGATGGTGACTTCCTCGGTGTCTGTGTTAGCGTCCAGCACTTCATAGAAGCCTGTGGTGGCTGTGCCGCCAGTCCATGTGATGTAGACGTCTTGGCCTTGAGACACTGCGTTCGTGAGTCCATGCACGCCTGCGCTGACCAGCTTAACGTCGCCTGCGTTGTCGGCGTAGGTCAGGGTGGTAAAGGTTGCAGCTGGTTGCACTAGGCTAACTGGTGCAGGACTTCCCAGCACCAAGGCTGGGAAGCTGCGCAGCTGTGGACTTGCGCCAACATCATATTCAACCGTTGCATTTCGGTTCTGGATGCGAATGGTGCGAGCCTCGCCATATGGCCCAAAGGTTTGCGCAGTGTTGGACAGTGTGCCAAGCGTTGTGTAGTTCCATGGCTGTGCGCCTGGCGTTACCGATTGCAGCAGGACGGTCGTTTTCTCGTTGCCGGTGTTGCTGATGCTGATGTACTCATTGATCGGCAGAATCACATCGACTTGATTTTGAGTCAAACTTGGCTGGATGAACATGATGGCTCCTAAAAATTAAGCGACGCGATACCAGGAATTTGTGGCTTGGTAAAAACGCATGGTAAAAAACGCACCAGCGGCCAAAGTGGTTGGTGCACCAAATGACGCAGCAGCACCGTTCAGCGCCAGCGTGAAGGCAGTTATGACCTGAGTTGTCGTAACCAGCACTTGAGTACCATCGGCCACGCCAGTATTCAACGGCAGTGTGATCGTGCCAGTAGCCAGCACGCCGGCTGGCTGCAAGAGCATCCACTGTTGCTCACTGACTGGAGTCGGTACTGTGATGTTAAAACCTGCACCTGGAACGTACAGATTTGTGGCGACTGTCGGCGCAGCAAATGCGCTTTGAAAGTAGGTCAGCAGCTGGGTGATGGAAACCTTGCGTGCATCCCCGTTGTTTGGCACATAGATGGGCAGCAGATCGCCGCCTGAAACTTGGCTGATGCCTGCGAGTTGATTGATGGTTGGCATGTTGATCCTCAGTTATATTCCAAAACGCCATCTTGACCTGCAATGACAGGATCAGCAGGACGCCGCAAGAATGGAGTGTCGTAATTACGCCAGGGTTTGTTGCCTGCGCCGGCCGGCATCGTGCCTGGCAGCTGCTGTTCAATTGGCATTGCTGCGCGAGACAGGAGCGTGTTGTACGATTCCTTCGCCGTCATCTTGGTGTCTGGCATAACCTGCTTGCCGTAGCTTGGCGCCAGCTTGATTGCCAGATTTGTGTAGATGGCTTCGTTTGACGAGTCGGGAACGTCTGTCTGCTCGTCCAAGTCGCTATCTTGTGGACTGGATGGCAACGGATAACCCAAGCGAATGCCGAGCGCGTTCCAGGCTGCAATCATGGTATCCAGACGGCGCAATGCTGATTGCATCTGTTCTGGCGTCAGATCAAAGGCGTAGCTGGCTAGGCCAATCTCGTCAAAGGCTTGGGTGACAAATTCGCGCTTAGTCCAGCCCATATTATTCCTTTAGCTTTTCGTCAATCAGGTTGGAGAGTTTCTTGTTCCTGGTGCGCCCATCAAACTTGATGCCAAGTTCAGTAGCCTTGCTTTCCAACTCTGCGCGAGTAGGTGGCGCGTCATCATTGATCGGATCGGATTGGATTGGCTCAGATTGGATCTGTTTGGCCAACTTGCGCCAGTCAAGAGGTTTTCCAGGCTTCTTCTTTTTCTTGATCTTGATCGCCCACTTTGGTTTTGGCTTCTTAGGTATTGTCGCCTTATCACCAGCGGCCAGCACAGCAGCAGCAGATGATTCAAACCAGCCAGCAGCCAAACGCTCGTCCCATTCGGTCTGCGAGTTGACGGCAATGTATTTGTACGTTCCACCACCCGGCCGGCGATGCGTTCCAGGGCTTTGGTAAGCAATGGCAGGGAAGATCATTATTTCTTGGCCTTCTTTGCTGTTTTGGCAGATGCTACAAAGTCTGATTTGCTTGGTGCGCCTTTGGCTCCAGGCTTGCGCATCTTCTCTTTGCTGCCTGCTGCAATGCGTTCGCGCTTGGCATTGATGTTGGCGTAAAGACCAGCTTTCATTTCTTGGCCTTTGCAGGGGCTTTGCCGGGCTTTCCAGCCATTTCAGCAGCTTTCCGAGCCGTGGATAGCGCCACAGCAATTGCTTGCTTCTGGGGCATTCCTGCTTTGATCTCTTTGGCAATGTTTTTGCCAATTGATTTCTTTGAGTAACCCTTGGTCAATGGCATGAAACACTCCTATGAAGAAAGGGGGGCTAATGCCCCCCGATCCTATTGCCGATTAAGGCTGATTGAACAACAAGATACCAGACATTTCAGGCTGCTTGTTGACCACGCCGAACAGTGTGTCCAGACGATACTTGATCGTCATGCTGTCAATGTCGTAGAACTTCTGCATGACCAACTCGACGCCCTGGTCGGTGCTGGCACGCATTACTGCGGTACCGGCATCAGATGGGACAGCGTAGCGGCCTGGCAGGATTTCCAACGAATCTTTCTGCCAGAACACGTTGATCGCAGATGCGGCAGTGTTGAGCCAGTTGATGGCTGCGGTTGCCGACTCGGTGACAACTTCGACGTTCTTGTATTGCAGCTCTGCATCGGTCGGAGCATTCGTTGCGCCAATGATGGGAGGGCTGATCACAAGGGTTGTACCGCCACCAGGAACGCTGATAACTCGGAAGGTTTTCAGTTCGCCAGTCGACTCTTTGGTGATGTGATGCACGGCCTCGACGCCATCAATCGTGAAGCAATCGCCAGCAACCACGCCAACAGAGTTAGACACGGTAACGGTCTGGTAACGGTTGTCAACGTTGATCTGACCGCCCACGGATGTGGAAGTGGCTTGAGGAACGTAGTCAGCCTGTGAACCGTTGGTTGCAATGGTTGTTGTACCACCACCTGCCGCAGCGATGCGGTTGGCGTAGTCGAACTTGTAGGTGTTGAAGCCTGCAACCATGCCAACAAACGAACGCTCATAGGCCTTGTCCGACTTGGGGTTACCAAACGAACGCGAGGCTTGCGACAGGTTGCCGGCCAGACCGTTGTAATCGCGGCTGGACAGACCCAAGAAGCGATCATAGTCAGGCACGCCTTGCTCGTTCATGATCGTGTCGCACAGGCTCACGTCATCGTAGTCACCAGCAGCGGTAGCAATCGGCACCACCAGCGTACCTTGTGCGGCAGCGGTGTTCATGATGGCCACATTGATGTCTGATGCCAGCTTTTGTTTGGCAGACTGACCCAAACGGCCTTCTTGCAGTGCATCACGCAGATCCAGGGTGGTCATCTGCCACGGCACGGTCTGAGAGAAACCCAGGGTGCTGGGAACAGACAGCTGCGTCATGTTCTGGTAACTGCCGGCGATGGTCGTGCCAGGGGTCGTGGGGATTGACTGCGCGATGTAGGGCATCGGGCGCCAGATGGTGTTGTTTGCACGCTCCAT